AATGATATATTTTTTATTCTTCTTAGGTGGAACACCACGATGTATAAAATTCCAAGTAGCTGGAAACATAAGTATTCTTCCTGCAGATGGTCTAACTTTTTTACCACTAATAAACTCTGTATATCCAGCTCCACCAATACCAATATCATTTAAATAAATTAGCATTGCTATCATTCTTACATTGCCTTTTTCTGAAATAGCAAAATCATCATGCCAATGAAAATATCCACCTGGTTCATATCCTTTTACATTATATCCACTATCACTAAAACCATCGCCATGAAATGGTCTTGGTCTTGGACTTAACTTATTGAAGAATTTATAAGAATGGTCGATATAATCTTGAATCATATCTGCAACAATATGACACAGCATATTATCAATATCCTTCCATTCTTCATGCTCACTAACCAATAAATCTGTGGAAGTCTTTAAACTAGAATCTACTACCTTTCTATCAGATCCTATTCCAACCATACCATGTTGTTTTCTATTATCACTCTCATACCTGTTAATAATATCATTACATATATTTTTACTTATAACATTATCTTTAACATAGATGAAATCATCAAAATTCATTACCTATAATCCCACATATAAGATCGATCACCATATTCATCAGTATGCCATACATCACCCTCATTGTCAACAAAAGTACTATCATCTAGACCATCAGCAACAAATCCAAATGGAGCCATATCCTGTTCTATCTGATTCTTTTGTTCTTCATATATTCTTTTACGAACATCATTGTCCGTCATTTCTTTAAAATAATCTTGTGCTACTACCCAAGCAAATATGACAAGGCACATAGCAAGGTCATCATTACAACCTTCCTCTGCCTCAAATGAATTATGCTTTTGAGCAAAGGTAGTTAATTCTGATATGATCTCATAATCACTAACTAATATCTTATCATCTTCAAGCATAGTCTTCAAGTTAGAACAACCTAACTTTTTAACTGCTGCTGTTGTTCTTACACCCAACTGACATTTCTTTCCAGAGAATCCTTGTCCAACAATCTGTCCATTTCTTCCTCTCATAGATGCCATAAGAAGATTATCATACTCTAAATCATATTGAAGAATACTTGCAACCTGATCACCAATATCATTTACTTCCACTAATATGAATGATTCATTATATCCCTTTGCTACATCATGTATGATGTTTGGAAACAACATAGGTTTAATTTCATTATTTCTATACTTTGCTACAACCTTATATGGGAAGTTTGTAATATCAAAAACTATAAAAGCAGAATAATCGTTACCCAATCCACGAGCAACGTCAACTGTCATCATATAATTATGTTCTGGTATTGGTGTTTCGTAAATATCAAGTCCAGCATTTCTTTGTAGTGGATCATCATATACTAAAGTTTTAAGTTTAGTAGCAGAAATTAGAGTATTAACAGATCCTAAGAATTCACATTCAAACTCAACCTTAAACTGTTGTTCTGATGTATTGGAGATAGTTTGCTCTTTCCATTCAGAATCTCTACCAGGTACCTCCGACCAGTGGACATCTGTGGGAACATAATCACTCTTATCTCTTTCGGCATCATGCCACATACGATAAAAATGATTCATACCCCTTGGAGTAGAAACGATAATTACTTTAGTACTTTGTCCAGAAGTAATAGTTGGATAAACGGAAGCAAAGAAATCATCAGCAATGTGATTCGGGATGAATGCGAACTCATCCAAAAATATGACATTATAAGATCCACCACGAACAGCAGAGGAAGAAGTAGAGTTTGCCGATATTTTAGATCCATTTTCTAATTCCAGAGAACCTTTATTCCAAGATATTATACCTTGTTGCATCCATCGAGGCAAATTCTCATATGCAAGTTGTAATCTGCCAAGTAGATCTCTAGCAGTGGACGCTTTGTTCGCCAGAACAGCAATGTTGACATTATCATTAAAAACCGCATAGTGTAAAAGATATGATATACAAGTAGTAGATTTACCTGTCTGACGAGGCATCTTACAAATATTAAATCTATTCTCGTGAAATCTCTTAATTAACTTCTCTTGGAAGTCGTACATATTAAAAGGAACCAGTCCCTCATCAAGAGAAACAATCTTTATATAATTCCTAGTAAAATATACGGGGTCTTCTTTACACTTTAAAAATTCTCTAATATTGTCCTTAGAGAATTCTATAGGCGTATTCGCCTTCTTCAGGTTGGGATTACCTAAGTATACTTCTTGTGACATAACAAATAAAAAACTTACTAATCAGTAAATCCTGCTGCTGCTCCCTTTACTCCAGCATTAGCAGCAAATATGGCATATGTGCTTACTTTCTCCAAAAACTCAACTGAACCTGCTGGCATTGTAAACGAACCAACAACCGTTCCATTAGCAGCCTCCACAAGTGTTACTAAGTGAGCACTTGTGTCAGTATTAACTAAACGCACAACAGTAGCACTACCAAATGTACTTGCTGCTCCTGTTGATGTCGGAGATGCTGCTTCAGCACCTTTAATCAAAGTTCTTGACATTACTCTAACTTACACTATAAAGTTATTTATTCATCAGCAGTTCTCGTTGATGGGAACTGCCTAACACTACCTGGCCAAATTATCCTTACTGCTCCAACAGCACCAGGAAATATTGCACCACCTCCACCTCCATATTTTCTACCTGCTCCACCAGTATTTCCTCCCTCTTCACCGCCACTACCACTCGTACCTCTTTCTTGGTTATTACCTGAACCTCCTGCACCACTAGAACCTTCACCTAGAAGTCCTACACCACCTCCACCACCAGCGTTGTTTGCCCAAGAAGCATTGGCTCCACCTCCACCTCCACCACCTGATCCAGCTTGTTGACTATTTCCACCATTTCCAGAATATCCACCAGCTCCACCACCACCTCCAGAAGTACTATTTCCACCATTACCACCAGTTCCAGTGATTACTTGACCGCCAGTTGTAGTTTGACCACCTTGAGCTCCTACCGTAGAAGTATTTACAAAGTATGAACTTCCCCCTGAAGTTCCCTTATCACCAACGACTACCGTATAACTTTGACCTGCTGTTACTGAAATATTATTAACATAAGATAATGCACCTCCACCACCTCCACTAAAACCTGAACCACTACCTGCTCCACCACCGACAGTAACTACAGAAACAGCAGTTACTCCAGCAGGAGCAGTCCAGCTAAATGATCCTGCTGTTGTAAATGCCTGTTGACCTATTACTATAGTAGATGTATCAGCAATCTCAACAGTTACTTCATTACCAACCTGAGTGTTTCTTCCAGAATCTGTAAATAATTTAAGAGTAACTGTTTCTGATCCTTCTACCGAACCATCATTAGCAAGAGTATGAGAGAAATTAAAAGTATTATTTGATATCGTTCCTGATCCTGTTAATGCTCCAGAAGAAAAATCACCAGAAGTTATACCAGTTCCAGATAGTGACCAATAAAGAGTAGTATTATCATCTACATTAGTAGTTGTAACTGTTGTAGTAAAACTTCCACCTTCATCTACATTAGTAGCAGATACTGAATAAGTATATGTTGGACCAGCAACACTAGCTCCTACAAATCTCATCATAGAAGAATAAGCAACTTTCGTTGCCTTAATATCAGCACCACCTTCTAAAGTATCTGTATAATATTTTTCACAATATACAACATCACCAGACATTACCATAAAAGTACCTTCATTAGTACCAAGATAATCTTTTTGGGTTACAAGTATATTAGAAGCACCACTATTAAAAAGTCGTACAACAGGAGCGTAGCTAACATTAGTAGCAGATGCTAGATTTGTTTCAGCAGATAATATTTTCATTTAACCCACCTTTGTATCAGTTTTAACGGGAGCATTTGCTCTAATTTTTGTATAATCTACAAAAACTTTTTCATTTGGACCTTTTGAAAGATCTTTTTTATTACCTGATCCAGATAAACCAACTCCCTTATATCTTGTTCTATTACCTTCAATAAGACCTAATTCATCTCTCCATGAATAGTGATCTAGTTTTACTCCAGTTGCCTTTTCAATATCAGATTTTCTCTTATCTCCACCTATCTTCATATTCTTTCTTGCACCGTCAAGTGCTTCATCACCTTTCTTCTTTAAGAATTCGCCACCTTTCTTAAGAGCAAAAGCACCAGCACCAACTTTAATAAGTTTACTTAGAAAACCTTCACCCATCGATCTAGTAGAAGATGTTCCTTGAACTATAGTTTTTTTCTTAGGATTTTTAATATTAGTATTAGTATTAATACTATCGGCAACCCCTTGGAATCTATTTGCCTGTGTGCCTGGTATATTTTTGTTTATATTAAACTCAGTATTAGCATTTTCTTTACCTGCTACCTCAAGTCCTTTCTGAATCATAGGATTATTTTTAGCAATA